AAGCAGCTTGTGTTGTGCCTTTAGGATTGTGAATACCGAACCTGCTCTTGCAGTAATCGCACCACACTCCATGCTTTGCTTTAGTAAGCATCAAGATCGTTGTCAAAGTCGGTAAGTGCGATATGTCCTGCAATCGCCATATATGCGATAGCGTCTGCGTAACTATCTTTGTGCGTTGCTTGCTCAGACAGACGCGAGACTTTGACGAGTGCCATACAGATTGCGACCTCGTGAGGTTCGATTCCACGATTGAGATACGCACTCCATAATTGCGAGATGCGAATATGATTAGCAGTTGGGTCTCCATACTGCAAACCTCTGTCATATAGGAGTCTGGTGCTTTCAGTAAGGAGTTCATTAGCGATCATTGTGAACCGCTGCTCGACTTACAGCTCTGCCAGCATGATATCCCTCACGCTTGCCTTGCTTCCAGCCTTTCCAATATGAGACATAGATTAGCGCTGGAGTCATGGCCAGAAAACCAACTAACTCCCAGTAAGTTACTTCCATTTGTAGCCCCTAACTTGTCCACATATCTTGTGGATTAAGTTAAGTGTGAAGCATCTACAGGCTTATTTCAACCTCATAATGGCATATTTTGATAACGATTTGATAACAAAATCTTCTTCAAATCCTAGCCATTCCTCGCCACAGCAAGGCTTATCCATAGACTTTGCCCTCAAATTGGAAAGAGCCATCCTTTTCGATAGGCACAGCAATAGGCAAGACACGCTTACGATCTGTGTAAATGACACCAAAGCCTGCCTGCCAGTTAAACGTGCCTTTAGTGTAGTAAGCCTGACGTGTATCCATCATATGGCCTACTTCAAAGCCTGTTAGCCTAGATACCTCTAAACCGCCTGAGGATTGCGTATAAGAGGATATTCCTTGTCTGTGTGTGTGGCCACAAACTACTGACTTTCCATGCCGTTTGGCGGCTTCTAGGGCTGTTATGCCCCCTTGTGGCTTTGTGCTCTGCTCATCGCCATGCACCATAATCCAGTTAGTGCCGGGAATCTCGTAAGGCTTCTTATGATACTTAATGCCTAACTCTGGCAGTCTAAGGAAGTTCTCTATCTCTAGTTCGGGTGCGCCTATTAGTCCAGGCAATCGAGTAGAAATGGAGTTAAAGAGCCGCGCTCCATGGTTAGATCGTGAGAGCTGTGTGATTTGCAGGTCATACATGACATCAACACACATGTCTCGGTCTTTGCCGATTGTCTTGGAGTGTTCATCAAAGCCTGAACTCCAGCGGCTAATTGTCTGAAAGTCAATCTCATCACCGACACAAAGAACCTCATCTGGCTTAAACTTCTTAATAAACTTTGCTACGTTGGCTACTGCTTTGGGGTTGTGAAAGGGAACTTGTAGATCACTTATCACTACGATTTTCAAGGTTAGTCCTCGTCATCCTCATATGGAGTGAAGTTCGGATTGTCTGGGTCAAAGTCAATAGGCGTTGGAAGTAGCCAATCTGGGTAACTGGCCTTGTCCATAATCATTGCCATGGCTATATCAACAGTAAATCCAGCCTTGCGCAAAGCCTTGTAATACTCGTTCAGCCCGATGCAATACATCTCTAATGGAGAGTATGTATCGTCTTGAACTTTAACCTTGCGTGCCATAGTTAAATTATCGCTCTAGGAGTATGTTATAAATCTCATCAACACGCGTATTGAGTCGCTTAATTTCACCCAATAGATGAGTAATGACATAGCCAGATAGTCCACCGATGATGGAAACTGTGGCTATATATAGCGTAAAGAAATCTTGTTGTGTCATTTCTGAATTACCAATACAGCTGCGGTCTCTGTGCCTGATGCAGTAATTCCATAGACGGCGTTACCGTGGTTCTGAAGCACAACTTTGTCTTTATGATCTACAAGATAGCCGTTGGCTGTTGTTAAGTCAGCCCCACCGATATAAAAAGAACCGGAAGTAGCGTGTATGTGAACTTCCTCAGCTGCTTGGTCATTTGCCACAATGATTGAACGTGTAGTTGTTAAAGTGTATTGAGTGCTGGAAATTGTCATTTTTTAGGGGTCGCATATCCAAAGACACCGGCAAGGACAGCCCAAAGCACAGCACGATAATCAAGTGCAAAGTTACTAGCTGCCCAAGCAGACAGGAACGCACCTGCGGTTAGGAATAGTGGGTGTTTCATTGTTTGCCCCCTAGCATAGGTATTTCAAAAAAAGAACCATCTGTGTCAGCTTTACCCTTATTGAACGATATGTGGATGTGGCTGGTGTGTGGGTTAATTCCTGTGTATTTACGCCACTTCCAGTTAAGGATTCGACTAGCAATCTTCTTGTTATGTATGACATAAGAAATTCGTTTAGCAGGGTCAGACTTTGCATATGCACGAATCTGATTTGCCAAGTAGATACTTTCAGACTTGTGCTTTGTGAGGTCTGAGTCAATATCAAGGGCACGAACCCAGCCCGCAGCATCAGGCGTATGATCTGATTTACTGTCATGCTTAGCGTCTCCGATCCAACCGTCAGTTCTACGGTCGCGGTTCGGATATGAGTCATCTATCTGCTCGCGTAGTTGGATAGCGCTTTTACTTAGGCGAGGCTTCAAGGTCATCCCTAACTGGCACAATCCAACGACATGTTTCCTCATCAAAACCAATTTGATTGTCTGGTTCTGGTGCAATAAACGCGTCTCTGGTTTCATCATAAGTAAAACCTATTCCTGCATAATTTTTGCGTATTTTGCCATTGTATGAAGTGCGCTTGCAGACTTGTCCTCGATAGTTTCCATACCAAGTTTCTGTGTCTAAACCTTCAATTAGTTCAGTTTCGTCAGTTCCTGTAATGACTTCAGTTACAATATTGTTATTATCTAAAAATTCCTACTAATGCCACAGCTGCAATTCCAGTAGGCACAGTCATTACAGTATTGAACAAAGGCGCTGGCTTATGCACAATTAGTGCAGTAACACCCGGCACAACCACAGTTCTATCTGCTGGAGCAGTTGCCGCATCTCCTACTCTTGGACAATATAAAACCGCTGCTTGCATTAAGACCGCTGCGGATGTTTGGTATGTCGTAGGTGCAATCGGATAATGATTGGTAACATTGTTGCAACATTTTTATTTACAAAAAATTTATTACCACCAACCAGCATAGATTATCTTGTTGTCGCTGGCGGCGGTGGCGCAGGCAGCGCAGCTGGTGGAACTCCAAGCGGTGGCGCAGGCGCAGCTGGATAGCGCTTTTACTCAGGCGCGGCTTCATTAAAGTCCTTTGGTGGGGTAATCCATTGGCAAGTTTCCTCATTAAACCCAATAGCATTATCTGGTTCTGGTGCGATAAACGCGTCTCGTGTTTCGTCATAGCTGTATCCAATGCCAGCGTAATTTTTACGAATGTTGCCGTTATATGAAGTGCGTTTGCAAGTTTGACCACGAAAATTTGAATACCAGGTTTCAGTATCTAAACCCTCAATAAGTTCGGTTTCGTCTATACCGACAATAACCTCTGTGACAATGTTGTCACTATCCAAAAAAGCGTAATGCGCCATTATGTCCAACTCACATTTCCAGTTCCAGCAGTAATAGTGGTCACTTTGTCACTTCCAACAGTTGTTGTAGAGGCAGTTAACCCAGCTCCTATTGTAATTGTATTGGCAGCAGGGTATTTGAATATTACGACACCAGACCCACCAGCGCCCGCAGGGTAAGCTCCAGAGAAAGAGTCACCACCACCACCACCAGAACCAGTATTTGTAGTTCCAGAAGTTGCAGCAGAGTTAAATCTCCTAGCTCCAGTACCACCACCACCAGCACCACCAGGAGCAGCTCCGAATGAAGTACCTACTGCACCACCACCACCACCAGCCCTCGTAACAGAAGTTCCAGTAATGCTAGAAGCTAGACCAGCTCCACCAGTAGCTCCAGAAGGTCCACCACCAGCACCACCACCACCAGCAGCAGCAAACCCAGAGTCTGTTCCAACAAAGTTTCCATTACCACCAGCGTTTCCTTGACCAGAAGGAGAAGCCGCGCCACCATTAGAAGCGTAGCCACCACCAC